CTTTTTGACTGGGAATGGTCCTCTTCCCCATATGTCAGTAATATCATATTTTTCGATTTTACTATTGTCATTAGCAGCTTTTCCCGTGATATTCTTAGACCAAAATTTATCATCGTCTGTCCATTTTTTTGCACGAGCTTCGTTTAGTGGCTGTGTATATTCTTTAACTATTCTTTCTATTAATTTCATCGTGATTCGGACTCCCATCCCTTGATTATGTCTTTGCTAAAGTTATTATAGGAAAATTCCATCCTATCTACAATTTTAACTGCACCGTTTGTTAAATGGTCTATAGCAACATATCCCTCGGCGCCTGTTACTCTAAAACCGTCTTTAGTCTTTATAAATGTATTTATACTATCCATACTATCTAAATGTACTAACAACTTCTTTTTAGCCATAACCAATTCATTTTGCATATCAAACATACTTATAAGACTATCTAAGTTGTCATCTGAGAAGAATTCTAAGGCTGCCAACTTCGCTTCTTCCTTCCTATCCTTCCCAGCATCGCTCTTAAGCCTTTCTTTTTCGGTATCGTAACGTAATGATATCCATGAGATGAGCTCACTAACGTACGCTTTGGAGTCTGTGACTTCATCTTGCGATCTAACCTTCGTATTTCGAAAGGTATTAATAAAGAGGTTAATATCTTTATTTGTAGCCACGTCATTAAGCGTCGTAGAGGCGATTTTTTGAAAGAGCTTTCCTGCGTTCGAGATGTGTTTCGTAATTTCATCAGTATCCTTTTTGGTTAATGTGGCTAAACCAGATATGTCGGGTAAGTTCGCTGATTTTTGCCAAACGGAACGTACTGTTTTGAACGCTGCTGTGGTTACACCAAAGCTTGCATTCATTGTTTCAAAGGTTGAGCCTGAGTAATAAGTATGCCACACTACACCAATCTTTGCTCTCATAATCTCTTGCGCTGCTTCAACGGGTACTGCATATACTATAGTATTTGGGTGGAAGGTTACATACTTCTTCCCATCAATTGTTGTTTTCTTTAAGTCATTTTTAGTGAACATAATGTCACCTTGGTAGACTCCTTTCTTTATACCAAGTTTACTAAATTCTTGAAATGCTACTACAAGTTTCTTTGATAAGTCACCTTTCGTATCGGCTCTTACATCTTTAACGCTCTTATATACCTTAGGATTCTTATTGAATATTCCTTTCTTTGCAACAAAAAACTTACCATCGCTAGGATCAATACCAGCAAATACTGCTGGTGCACCATCCCATTTAACTGTAACTGCTTTATTATCATTTGTATGACCAGCTAACATGTCTCTTAAATCGCGTAATGCGAAGATAGCTGATCTTGCTCCGTCCACTCCACCATCAATAACCATATCCTCGATATGGGTCATGTGAGTATTCTTTGCTTCTGCTATGTGTGTCTTTAGATTCATATTATTTAAAACCAAACAATTGTAAACCTGTTGTATCTACGCTCTCAGGTTGATATTCAAAATAAGCCATCATTGCTTGATATCCTTTCTTAGCTATTTGTTGCATTTTTTTCATTATTGTTCTAAACAGTTTAGATAACCAACCTTTTAGTTTTGCAAATAATTTTGCTTCAGTTAAATATTCTTCGGTTAATAATTCTTGATTAAATTTTTCTTGTTCTTTTATTAATAATCCAGAAAATGTTTCTTTATCTACACTATCATTAGTCAATCTAAACGAACCTACTGTTGCTGCAGTACCTTTAGCTGATACTTTAGAACCTGTTGGTGTTTTAGGTGATATTCTTACTTTAACTTTTGAAGCTAATGTTTCAATATACGGAGCTGGTTTATTTGGACCTAATGATAATTGCACTATATTATTATCTTTACCAGTTGCAGGATCAAATACTACCATCCAATTTGAATTAGCATATTTATCTGGAGCAAATTTAAATTCTCCTGTGGCTGCTTCATAAACAAAAAACTTTCTAAACTCTAAATTAGCTTCAAAAAAATCATTAAATACTGGATTAAGCGCTTTCATTGCAGCTTTCCAATCAATGATTTCAGCCTTTTTAGCTTCGTATTCTTTTTTATTAAACTTAATATCTAACATACGTTTACCGCTACCAACTTTGGCTCTGACACCTTTAGGTGTGCTCTTATCTTTAATTGATTTAATGATAGTATTAACATTCCCCGGTACTGTGATTTTCTTTAATACTGGTTCTAGATCTTTCATTAATTTATTTATTTCTTTAGGTGCCTTATCTCCCATACTAGAAATTGCAGCATTAAATGTAGATAATGTTTCTTCTTTATATCCTGACATTACTTGAGATCCACCCGCTTGTTTAAGAGATATGTTAATACCAGAAGTTGAATATAAATCTGTTTTAGGTGTACCATTACTACCTAACCACTTAGGATTAAGTTTACCTACACCTGATCCAAAATGAATCATTGAATTGGCTGGAGCATTTGTTTCAGATTTAATATCTTTTGCAATATTTAATGCAATTGCTTCTCCTGCTTCATATGTTTCTTTTTTTAATCCAAAGGTATCTTTAGCTTTATCCCAACCACCGTTAAATGCGACAACAATAACTGCTTCCATATCTGTAGCACTTACACCATTAATACTTTTTTCTGTAATATACTCTTCTACCCAACCTGAATCATCTTCTTGTGGTCTTGCTGGAGTTTTCTCTTCACTTTTCTTTTTCTTATTGTATATAGACCAAGCAAGAGCAAATGCCTTGTCATCATCCATACCATCGGCTTTGAATCCCTTCACAAGTTGTTTCATGCCTGGAGGGGCTTTTTCGTCTAGCTGTTTTGTTTTAAATGAAAGCATTAATTATCTACCTTTGCACTAGCTCTCCATTGGTAACATGACCAATATCCTGCAGTTGTTTTATCTTTCTTATCTGCGCAATTATGACGAGCTCTAAAAGCTTTACGTCTTGCAGGGTCATCTCTTTTAATCTCTGAATTAGGATCGCCAAAGTTTACCTTTATAACATTACCTTTATCGTTCTTCACATATACATGAAACTTTCCTGGAGAACCTTTAGGTGAACGCTTAGGATCATTCAGTGTTTTGCCTTCATACTTTTCAACTACTAATTCTTTGTACATCTCTTCGCATGCACAATCGATTGCTTCTATTTGTTTTAATGTTTTCATATTAGTTATTTTTCATCCATGTTTTGGCAGCTCTATTCTTTGGCATAGTCTTAGACCATTTCTTAATAAAAGTTTCTACTTTACGAATTATTTGTGGTGTTTTTTCCCTTACAGTGTTATCTATCTCGAAAAAAAGTTTACCAAATGCCTTCTTTAATTGAGGTATACTCTTATCTAATTCTTTGTATTTCTGTGTAACAAGCTCTGGTCCAATAGTTCTTTCGCCCTCTTCACCACGTTTTCTATCTGATTCGATTGAATCTTCTAATGGAATGCTAACATACACCATAGCACATTCATAACCAAGAGCTTCTAATGTTTTCTTTTGTCCCATTACTTTCTTAGCATTTGCACCTGTACCATCAATAACAAGACCTAATCTACCAATCATGGCATGGGATTGTTTAGATTTTGTATGTCTCTTTGCTACAGTTCTTACAACACCGCGCTGAAATTCTGTTTTAGGATCAAGTACAACTGCACCTTTATCATCAGTCAAACCTGCTTCTTTCATATAACGTGTGAATTCCATATCTGAATTAATTACTTTATAACCAAGTTGTGGTCCTAATGCCATCCAATCAGACACGTAAGATTTGCCTGCGCCTGGTGCGCCTGCCATAAATACTGCGTGAAAGATTGAGGGATCGTTTCTTCCCTCGAGGAATAGCTTTAAAGACTTCATATGACCTTTATAATTTAGATATAAAGGTATTTATATAATTACAAATTCTTAATTATCTTATTTAAATTTTTGATTTTGCTATACTTTTTAAGCTTAACAAGCTTGGGTTCAACATGTTCTTTTACATTTTCTAAAGAAATGTAGCCATAATAATCTAATATTAATAGCATTGCCATTACATCACCTAGTTCTTGTTCTAACTCTGCTACATTATCTTCATCATACGGGCCAAATCTAATTAACTTAGAGTTGGC